CACTCTTTCCCTACACGACGCTCTTCCGATCTTTTTTCGTTATTAGAACAATGCAAAGATACTAATATCCGTATTAACGGCAAAGGGGTACAATTTGATACGCTTTTCTTACCGCTCATAATCTATAAACAGTCTCAAGCACATGAGCATCGTTATGAGTCCGTCAATCTTTTGATAGCGAGCGCGCTTAATGGGCTTAGAGTTGCCGAGGTTGTCGGTGTCGAGTATGGCATTGCCAAAGCAGTAGGCGTTAATTGGGTTAGGATTGATGAAGATATGCCCCGTCTTGCAGCCATGCTCAAAGGATTGGACGGGGGCAGTAAAGTTGCCATACGTCTGCTTCACTCCGCGCAGTACGTCACGCGCGCCTGAGGCGGCCAACATGTTGATAAGTTCTTGGCTCTTCCAAGGGTCGTAACCAATAGAGAGTATGCGCACGGAGCGGTTGACGCGCAACACGTAGTCGACGATCGTGCGGTAATTGATGACAGGGCCTTGCGTCAGCGTGAGGTGGCCCTCGGCCGCCCACTTGCGGTAAAGGCGCTCGTTGGGGTGGCCCGCTAAAGCTTCGTCGGGGAAGAAATAGGCCGTATGGAAGGTGAACGACTTCTCTTCGGGCGAGTAGAAGCCAGTCGTCACGGCCGAGAAGTCGTCACTCTCGCTCAAGTCGATAGCCATCATCGCATCGGGGCGGCCCTTGATAGCGTCGAGCGTGAAGGGACGCATGATGTCGGTGGCGAGGGTGGCCGTTATCCATGAGCGCTGCTGCTGTTCGGCATAGACGTTGAGCAACTTCGTGCGAAAGGCCAACATCGCCTCCGCACCGTCGCGACGTGCTGCACGATATTCGGCTTCGTAAAATTCGAGGCTAACGGTCACGCCCATGTGGGGGTGGACCTTGCGCCACGTCGAGGGTTGGTCCTCTGGGTCGTCAACGTCGGGTTCGAAGAGGTGAGCAAATACGCTGTCGTCGTCCACCTCTCCCAGTAGCAGACGCTTGTAGCCTTGCAACTTGGCGTAGAATGGGCCTTCAAACACGTCACTCGCGGTGGTGATGATCACCGTGAGGGGGTTCTGCCTAACGCCCATAGAGGTAGTAAGCACGGTGAGTAGCTCATTGGTGCGCGCTTGGGAGTATTCGTCGATTAAGACGGTAGAGGCGTTCAGTCCGTCCTTGGTGCGGCTATTGCCTGTCAGACACTGAGCAAAGGCCGTGCGGTCCTGCCGTCGGCTCTTAATCACGTCTTCATTCACCGTATAGCGTAAGCCGCGCGGGTCGAGCCTACGCACGCAGCCGCGCAAGACGTTAAAGCCTTTCTTCGCTTGGTCGTAAGAGTTGGCGCCAAAGTAGCACTCGGCATTGGCATCGCCAAAGAAGAGATCGTAGAGGGGAAAGGCTGCACCTGAGGTTGTCTTCGAAAACTTTCGGGGTACAAACAGACACACCTCACGCACGATGCGACGCCCCTTTTCCCAAAATCCATAAACGGCCGCAAACTGGAAGCACTGCACGGGCGTCAACTTGTAGTGCTGCATGCCTTCCTTACCAGGAAAGTAGAGCGACTCGTAGAAGAGGTAGAAGCGGCGCACCTTGCGAGCGTCAAGCCCATAACGCTTCACCATACGCAGGAAACGCTCAACGGCCAACTGCTCCCAAAGGTTATGCTCGGTGGGGCTGTCGCGCACCATTGATACGTACACATAGAGCCGAGGGTCGACCGCCTCAAGGTGGTACGACTCCAACGATTTAGCAGTGAGCGAACGCGATACGCGCTGCTTCTCCTCTCGGTAGCGGTGGGCTTCTTCTTCGGTCATTCTAAATAAATTTAAATGTGCAAATGTGCAAATGTGCAAATGTGCGAATGATTGAATGATGTTTTAAATACTCAGCGTACAAAGGCGACCATTCGCACATTTGCACATTTGCACATTGACTACTGTTCGTTAATGAGCTTTTGGGTTAGGTCTATCAATGGGTCGGAACTCTGGTCGGTGGTCAACTCCTCAGTGGTGAGTTGCAACTGCTTCATCTGTCGCGTGACGGAGGCTTGTGCGTCGCGCTGAATTTTAAACACGGGGTGCGGCATCATCTTACGGCCGTAGCGTGTCTCCTCCCACACGACGGTGGTGTCGAGGCTGTCAATCTCATCAGTGGCGAGTTCGAGCGTGCGCATAGCTCCTGCCAACGATTGTATCTGCATTTCGAGGCTGGTGTTATAAGTACCCGACTTCTTGAGTGCCTTGGTGATGCGGGCATACCATTGTTTGGTGGTGCGTGCCATAGTGTTAATGTGCTAATTTGCTAATTTGCTAATTTGCTAATGTGGCCAATGTGCTGCTAATAGGCTAATGAGTTAAGGATTGTGCCACTCATTAGCACATTAACACATTAGCATATTGGCACATTCAGCATTCTGTGAAATGTTGTTTAAGGGTGTTGAATTGCCCAAAGTTCCATAAATCGAAAAAAATGCTCGCGCAAAAAAAAGGGTTTGGGCGGGGTTTAACGCACCCCCACCCCCCTTAAAAAAACCGCCCCCCTGTTGGTGTGGCGCTGATGAGCGATGAGTGTAGGGCAGAAGGCCGCGTTTCTTACTCCGTTTTTATTCGTTTTTTGTTCGTTTTCGGTCGTTTTTCGGTCGTTTTTCGGTCGTTTTCGGCTACTTCGGAGTGAGCTACTCGTCGCCAAAGAAGCGTTTGTTAACGCTTTCGGCCTGCCGCGCCTTGCGTTCGGCATTTGCCTTACGGCCAGAGCGGCCCAACTCTGTGTGCGTCAGCACGTGGCAGTCGTGGCAGAGGGCGCGGAGGTTGTGTGCATCAAACATTAGCCGCTCCTTCTCCCTCGCGGTCGTACCCTCTTCGACTGGGCGCACGTGATGCACCTCAGTAGCAGCCGTCGTGCGGCCCTCAGCCTCACAACGTTGGCATAGAGGGTGAGCCGTGAGTACCATGCGTCGTAGTTCCAACCAGTGGCGCGTGTGGATCATTCGCTTGTAGTCTTTGTCTTTAGCCATAGTCTTACGAAATATTATTCAATCCTCCTTCGGTGGTGGCGCACGGTAGGCATGGTGTTAGAAGGAGTGCGCATAGAGGTAGCCATGCGCTCAAAGGTGGCCGCGATGTAGTCCTCATCATCGTCAGTGGTGGAAGTAGCCTCAGCCTCAGCCACCATACGCGCATATACGCGCAAAAGTACGACGCACATCTCGCACGTCGTACTAAAGCGATAAGTCTTGCGTATGCGCTCCAGCTCTCGATATAGCTCGGGCGGCACGCTGAGGTTAATTCGTCGTCGCGTCACTGGATAATGAGTGGTGATATGTATATGTTTAACTCTCTTGTTTGGTCTTGCATTCTGATCGTTCCCTCTCGCGATAGGCCTCAGCGCGGCCCTCAAAGTAGCCGCGCCACAGTCCTCGCTCGCGGCCTAACACGTAGGCCACATAATTACTCATCAAGACCAGTACTAAGATACAAATAAATTGTGTCATTATCAAGTGTCGTTACAACTTCAATTGTCGTTTAATCTCCTCCTCGTTATGATGCGTGATAGCTTCATAGCGACGGCCGTCGTCATAGCCTTCGGCACGGCCCTTCTCGTAACCGTCACGATAGCCTTCCTTGTGGCCGCGCTCACGGCCTGCGCGGTAGCCTTCGTCCCAACGCGATTGACGAAGGCGCGCCACTTCGTCGGCCATTGCCTCCTCGGCTCGGTAGCGGCCGAGCTTATACGTGAGCCATAGCACGACATATAGGGACGTGGCGTAAAAAAGGGCGTAAAAAAGAATTATCAGTACGTCTTTTAACATGGGTATCATCGTTTATTGTTCTTTATTCAATTCGTCTAAAAGATTTTGAGCGCAAGCCTTCGCCCACCAAAGTTCATTCTCGGAAGCCTTACTCGCTGAGAACTTCCTAATGGTCAGCCAGCCTAACAATACTTGGCCTTGTACTGCATAATCCTTTGTGAGTGTGGTCTCGGACTCTTTAATTCTGAATGCAGTCATTTCGAGCAATGTTGTTCCTTTTGTAGCCATAGTGAGTTACATCTTATTGTAAGTATTTTAATTGTTCAATGTCCTCATTGCTTAGTGCGTTGGGCGAGAGCTTTAGTATCTTGTCTAAGTGAGCGCGCACGCAGCGAGGGTAGCGCAGCCGCCCATCAGGACGACGGCTGAGCCAAATGATGCGCGCGCCCGCCTCTGCTTCCTCGGGGCGCGCAAAGAGTGGATCAAGTGTAGTTCTCTTCATAGGAAAGCCATTTATCTTTAAAGTCAGCCATTACTTGGTCGTTGTAGGCCTTGTCCTTTAGCTGATATAAGGTGAAAGAGCTTCTTTTACCCCCTTTAAGGGGGATTAAGTCAATGCGAATATAATCACAACTACCGCTAAAGCTAACCGAGATGAAGCTTGCACGTGTGTTGAATTGCATCGTCTGTGTCTCACGTAGGTAGTTTAAGATAGATCGGAAGAGCGTCGTGTAGGGAAAGAGT